ACATTGAAATGGTTAGTGAATGAATTATGACCTATTAATCCAGGGACTGTAATGAAATTAAATTTATATGAATCCTTATTAGCTAATAGCATTATTGATTCTTCATAATCAGATGCATCTAAACCTTGTGTATCTGTATCTGATATATTTTCGTAGAAATTAGCAGCGTTCCCAGTTGGTATGTTGCTTCCTTCAGCACCACCAAAAGATCCACTACCCACTGTTGGGATAGAACCTGTATATTGTGGTTTTGCTACTCCGTTATTGTCTAAATAGTTTGGAGTTGGGGATAACACTTGTTTTATTCTGACATATTTTGAATTGTTTAGGTAACTACCAGTTAATTCAATGTAGTATTCTCCATTATCTGAAGATACGTTTTCTTTAGTATTACCAATGATTTTCTCAATATAATTTGGTGAGAATGGGTCAAGGGATAAATTGTTGTATGTTTCTAAGACAGATGGGTAAAATACTGAATCGTCTCCTTTTCTAATTATTAATGAAAAGGTACCAGATGAAGTGTTAGGTGATGTAATTTGCCATTTAATGTTATCACTGGAACCACTAACTAGGGAACCGTTTACTTCAGCACCAACATTATTCATTATTTCACCTTCAGATAAAGTTTCTAATATGAATGATGTATTAACAGATGACGTAGCAGGTGTAAATGAGCCACTTACAACGCGAGTTACTAAAAGGGAACCACCTCCATTATTAAAATAATTATACGCTGAAATTGACGTGAGATATGAGTAGGTTTGAGAACCACTAACTAATATATCACCAAATTTATTTTGGTATTCGCTATATGTGGTTACTATTGTAGGTATACCTACTGGTCCTTTTACTGTTGGGCCTATTATAGCTGCCCCAGCTTGTATTGGTTGAGAGGTAACGGCTGAATTATCATTTACACTAATTGATACTCCAGGTGATACGATAGATGTTGGCATATTTTATTATATTGGATATTTAATTATAAATATATGTTTAAGTTAATTATGCATTAAACTGTTGGAGATATTTCTCCGTTTTCTGGGTTGAGGTTGATTTCTCCGTATTTGGCGTATAATGATTGGTTGAAATCAGATTCAAGTTTGCTAAGTTCGGATAGTTTAGATTTTGCTTGAGAATGCCTTTCTTCTAGTTGAAAGCGGATTAACTCAATTTCCCCTAGTTCGAGAACTAGGGATTGAGTTTGATTTTGTATGTTGCGTAATGTTTGAAGTTCGTCTGTTGATAGAACTGTTTGGGTTGTAACTGTTTCCATATTTTAATATTTTATATATAAATATGTAACATACTATGCAAGAGATGAAGAACGCCAAGTCCCTCCAATATACACGTAAATAAAATAGTTACCTCCAGTAGCTACCGGCACCATTTCTCCTTCTTTTCCTACCCATCCTGGTGCTGCTGATTGGGTTGCAACGGTAATCGTGCTATTTTGGGTTACGGTAAATGCATCCTTTCTATCATTGGATGCATCACTAATTCCGTTTCCTACAATAAATACATCAGATGTGTTACCCTGAGTATTATATTTTCCCACAACGGTTTGGCCAGATCCTGATGCTATTGTGTATATCCCTTCAGCATGTGAATAACTACCTGATGAAACTGTTTGATATCCTTCAGCATGGGAATAGGGCCCGATAGCTGTAGAGTAGAATCCTTCAGCATGTGATGCGATCCCTACAGTAGATGTAAAATAACCTTCAGCATGAGATATTACACCATATGATATTGTTCCTTGACCTTCAGCATGGGAATTAGAGCCGCTAGCTATGGTGCTTGCTCCTTCTGCATGGGAATAGCTACCACTAGCTATAGTATTTTGACCTTCGGTGTGGGAATAAGAACCACTGGCTGTGGTGTTATATCCTTCAGCATGGGAATAATTTCCAATAGCATCTGTTAAGTGACCTTCAGAGTGAGCAGCATATCCTATAGCATTGGTTGAAAGACCTTCAGAGTGTGAATAACTTCCAGATGATATACTGCCTAAACCTTCAGCATGAGATCCATCACCATAGGTAACAGTTAATGCACCTTCTGCATGTGAACCGGATCCTATTGCATTTCCTCCCCTATATGTTGAACTGAATCCTCCTTCAGCATGTGAATAATCACCACTAGCGGTAGCATAATATCCTTCTGCGTGGGAATAATTACCTAAAGTTATTGTATTTCTGCCTTCAGTATGGGATGATTGTCCTGTAGCAGTTGTTGAGTGCCCCTCAGCGTGTGAAAAAGACCCACTAGATATAGTTGAATAACCTTCAGCATGGGATAGTTGCCCATATGATACAGAGTTTGATCCTTCAGCATGTGAATAACTACCGCTGGATATTGTAGCTGATCCTTCTGCATGGGATGCATATCCATGTGATATTGAGTAGCTTCCTTCAGCATGGGATGAATCTCCGGGGGAAGTTGTGTGGTTACCTTCAGCGTGGGAGAATTGTCCGGTTGATATATTGCTCCATCCTTCTGCATGTGAGTAATCACCGCTTGCTGTAGTTAAGTATCCTTCAGTGTGGGTGTAGTTCCCGTTTGATAAGGTTTCTCTACCTTCAGCATGTGAACCATTATTAGATGCTACTGTAGAGTATCCTTCAGCATGGGAAAAGCCTCCACTAGCAGTAGTATATTGTCCTTCAGCATGGGCGAATTGATTGTCAGATAATGTTTTAAATCCTTCAGCATGAGACATATTACCTCGAGCCATAGTTAAAGATCCTTCAGAGTGAGAATAACTACCACTGGATATTGTATAAGATCCCTCAGCATGGGATGCATATCCGTGAGATGTAGTGCCTTCTCCTTCAGCATGTGAAAAAGTTCCTGAAGATGTAGCGAAATGTCCTTCAACATGTGAGCTAACTCCTGATGCTATATTTTCTGTTCCTTCTGCATGAGATGTAGAACCTAATGCTCTAGTACTTGCTCCTTCAGCATGAGATACTTGTGAGGATGCTGTAGTTAATTGCCCTTCAGCATGGGAATTATATCCACTAGCTAATGTTCTGTCTCCTTCAGCATGTGAACCATACCCCGTAGCAGAAGTTCCTGCACCCTGATTAACTGAACCGCTAATGTAGAGTACACTCCCTAGTGGGATTTGGAGGGTTCTGGTTGTTGATATAGGGATGGATAAGTTTGTGTTACCTATATTAGTATCGCTACCTCCGGGAGCCCATGATGCACTAATAGCATATGATGCGCTTGTTGGTACTAGAGTAGTTAGATTAATGGTATAAGTACTACCATCACCTTTAGTTAATGTTAAATTAGGGTTATTAAATGAACCTGATTTCAATAGGGAACCTGTGTCTGTAGTAGTACCAACAGATGTGGAGGAAGTTATGAATAATTGTCCTGTACTTGAATTGATAGTAACTATATTACTTTGTGGAGTAGAAGCCAATGTTTTAAGGTATGTACTGCCTGATAGAACTGTTGATCCCGTTACATTAAATGAACCGGATATGCTAATATCGTAATCATCTATACCAGTAAATGCATCTACTGATTGAGATACATGATAAGGTCTCACTGTGTTTAGTGAGACTATATCTGTTTTGTCTAGCTTTTTTGCCATTTTATTAAATTAAATTATGATGATGGGTTAGTATTAATTGTTACGTTACCTAAATCATATGCAAATATTTTTAATGCATTAGGTAAATCAGAACCAGCTGAATATGCTCCTGTTTGTTGCCTAGAAGCTCGGATTGTATTACCTGAAAAGTCACACACTCCCATAAAGTAATATGTGTATGAGTTTCCTGGGGTTAGTCCGGTTTTAATGAATTGTGCGTAGAATTGTCCGCTGGTGGTATCGTTATCAGCATTTACTCTATACCATCCTCCATCTGGTGTTGGTGTAGATGTTGATGTGGAATGGATTCCTATCATTTGTACTGCGGCACTGTTAACTATAGTCATGTCAAATAACATTTCGATAGATACTTTACCACTTGCAGGTGCTGTAAATGTTATTTTAGCATATCTATTAGTGGCATCTGAATTCAAGTTGATGGCTGTGAAATTAGTTCCAGTAGGAACAGTATGGGTGACTAGTGATGATGCTGTGATTTCAGTTAATGCTATTAATGGGTTGAGGGATGATGGGTTAATATATGATGCTGTTTGAGCATAAGATGAAGATACTACATTTTGGATTGAACTTGTAGTTACGGGGGTTGCAACTCCGTTATTATCACCTACCCAAACATATCCTTCTGCTATATTAGGGACATCATTGGATCTACCTGCTCCTAAAACATATCCGGAACCATTTGATGCATCGATTTTAGTTACAATACCTAAATTTTGTATTAAATTTGATCCTGTTGGTTTTATGTTTGTATAACCCCCTTCAGATCCTACATAAACAGTATCTCCCTCAGTGAATCCTGAGGTGTTTACACCATTAATAAATCCAATAGCTATTGCTTTTCCTTCAGACCCAGCAGTGATATCTTCATTTAAAATGAAATGTGCGGGCATTGTTAGTGCTATAGATGCAGAAGAAGGAACTATTTCATTTGCATTTCCTGCTGAACCTGTAACATGTACTGGTGTTCCTTTTTGTAAAGTACCAGATGTGATATTTTTCACATTGGCAAATACTGTTGTTCTACCAAATGATAAATTACCAGCCCCATCTGTAAAGATAACATCTCCATCATCTCCATCCATTGTTGGGTATGTTACACCTGCAACTGTTAAAGAACTAGATATATTTAAGCTACCTGTTACCTGTAAGCTACCTGATATTATTGCTGAGCCAGTATATGGGAATGTTATGTTAGGAGCATATGATGCTGTTAATGCGGTCAGGGCGTATGATGCTGTGCCTTCTAATGATCCTGTTATACCATGAGTTACGTTTAATGAACCACTAACATTTACCAACTGAGATGAGTCTACATTAAGTATAGGAGTAGAGCCTGTCCATACTGTAAACAATGAACCAGACATTACGTCGGAAACGTCAAATAAAACACCTGTAGATCCACTAACTGAGAATACAGTAGAGCCGGAACCATTTACTGTGGTTGAACCAGACACATATAGAGAGCCAGATATTATTGCTGGACCAGTATATGGGAATGTTGGTGTTTGTGGGGCCCAAGATGCTGAGAGGGATTGGTTAGCATATGATGCAGTGCCTTCTAATGAGCCGGTAATGCCTCCTTGTACATCTAAACTACCTGTAATTGTAGTAACTAATGATGAGTCTACAACTAATATATTAGTGGAACCAGATGCTACAGTTAATAAAGGGCCGCTTATTTCATCAGTTATTGATAATAACGGTCCAGTAGATCCACTTACTGTCAATACTGTGGACCCTGATTTATATATGTCTACACTTCCGGTTACTTCTAATGATCCCGTAATAGCTGCGGAACCAGTATAAGGAAATGTTAGTGTTGGTGGAGCCCAGGATGCACTTAGTGCTTGTGTAGAATAAGATGATGTACCTAACAGTGAACCTGTAATACCATTATATACGTTTAGACTACCAGTAATTGTTGCAGAACCACTTAATGTCATAGTACGATCGGAAGATACATCAAATATAGGTAATGATCCTGTATATATAACCCATAGCGAACCAGATACAGAGTCTGTAACTTCAAATAATGTACCTTTAGAGCCACTAATTATAAATGGGGATGAACCTGAATTGTATAGGGTTGTACTTCCTGTTACGTTAAGTGAGCCTGATATATTTACGTTTTGGTTTAGTTGGTTTACGTATGAGGCGGTTGATGCTAATGATGATGATATTGAATTTATAACATACGAGGCCGTTTGGGCGGTTTCAGTATATGATGAGGTTAATGAGTTTTCAGCCCATGATGATGTACCGAATAGTGAACCGGTGATGCCGTTGGATACAGATAATGAACCACTTATTGTTACTTGTTGGGATGAATCAACATTGAATATTGGGATAGAACCTGTCCATACGGTAAGTAGGGAACCTGATACTGTGTCCTCTATATCGAATA